GATACTTGCTCTTACATTCCTTACAGATATTCCCATGGTTAGCAAATTCAACTTCATCCTTCGACCTACCACATACCCTACAGATTCCCGTAATAGACAGCTGCTTACGCGATATTACAACATGCTTCTGATCACAGACCCATCTCTCCGGATGCCACTCCCTATGAAGTTCCTTAGAGCCACAGGTCGGGCAATTATCCGGTTTCATCAATCCTGCCATAGTCAAATCCTCCTTCTCTGTCCCTATCTACTCACGGCAAACAGAGAAGTATAAATACGAAACCGGCCAGGCGATGAAACCTGGCCGGTAAGAGACGTCGGATTGTACTATGGCTTAAAGGTTCGAGACCGTGATGACGCCATAGTAGAGACCACCATCCTCGATCAGCTTCTTGCCGTACCTGGTCATGATCCCCTTGGACGGCGAGAAGGAGTTCGGGTCGAGGACCGTGGGGGTGCTCAGCATCGGGATGTACGGAGCGTAGAAGTACCCGCTGTCGAGCACCGAGCTGCCCTTGAAGCCGAGCAGGATCTTGCAGTTCGGGAAGAGCGGGTCCTTGAACAGCTTGATCTTCCCCTGGATGGTGCCCGCAGAGGTGATCCCGATGTCAATCCCGTCCTGGGCGAGAGCGTCACTGCCACGGAAGTCGTTCAGCTGTTCGAACTTGCTGGCGATATCCGCGCTGGTGACCATCCAGTTGGCTGGGCCACGGAGTGTGGTGCGGTGGATGACGTTCGCGACCTCCAGCACCTTGTAGAGGAGCGCGATGTTGCGGTCTGTGAAGTTGACCGAGGCACCAGCCGCTGTGCCGAAGTTGTGGACGGCGCGAATCGAGGACGCGATGATGAGGTCGTTGATGATTTCGCGGTCGATCTCGGCGACCATTTCGTCGGCCATGAGGTCGGTGAGAGTTCCCTCGGCGTCAATGTTGTGGACGCTCTTGAGGTCTTGAGCCGCTTCGAGCGACCAAGTTGTCTTGAGCTTTCGAGTTACGGCACTAACGCTGTCCGAATCAATGGACATCGTGATTTCTGGCTGGAAGGGGTTATTTTCAAGATCGAACTCGTAATCCGCGCGGGCGATTGCTCCGCCAGGGATCGAGGCCGAGGGGCCGCTGAGTGTGATCTTGACTTCGCCCGTGCTGTGGTCGAAGTAGGTGGCTGTCGGCGTCGTGTCCACGATGAAGGCTGGACAATCGGTGCTGGAGCCGACCAGGATGAATTCCGGAGCGCCATTGGCGTCGAAGCTGACCTGGAGGCACGGGGTTGCATCTTCGCAGTTGTCGGCATCTGACAGGAAGAGGTTGACGACAACCGTTCCAGCCAGGATGGGCTTGTGGATGAGGATGCCGTTGATGACCTTGGCACCGCCGCCGATGGAGAGATCTTCGCCCTTGACCGTCTGGCTGCTGTAGTACGGGTCAAGTGCCCAGCCGTTCTGCCGCGTGAATTGCTGCGCGGTGTTCTGGCGCATGATCTGCGTTCCGGCAACCGTCTGGCCCTTGCTGATGGCGTAGCGGTAGCGGATGTAGAAGATGAGGCTGGCTGGGCCGCTCATCGGCTGGACACCAACGAGGCTGTCGGCGATGAGGCGGGGGTAGCTCTTGCGGATCATGGGCAGGGCAAAGCGGGTGAAGTCCGCGATGTTGCCTGTGGTCGTTGCTTCCTCGAAGATTGGGGAGCGTGTCTTCGGGTCCCAGGCTTTGAACTGGTTTTCGAGGACAGCTGCCATCAGGCTATACTTGTCTGGCCTGACTTCGAGGCACTTGCGGAGGACCGGTGCCCAGCGGTTGATGAGCTGGTTCTTGCGGCTTTCGAGCAGCAAGCGATCTTCACGGTACTGCCGCGCATCTTCCGTGATCATTCTACCACCAGAGGCGTAGTGCTTGGTGGGTGTTCCGGTGCGTTTGAGCATCATGTTTCAAGTTCCTTCAAAAGGGTCCCAGGGTTCTGGTTTACTCCATGAACGCAGGCATGCTTTCGATGCCTGCAGCAATCGCTGCTACTTCTCCGTCTGCTTGTGCGGGTTTCCCAGTCTCTGGTGCCTTGACCTGGGATTCAACGAGAACTTTCCGAGTGGTCTTGGGTTCGGAGCTTTCGGTTCGGACCGCACCCAGATTGGCTGGCTTGCCTGCCGGGGCTGGTTCCTGCCCTTGCGGCTTGCGCGGGAGATCCTTGGATTCAAGCATCTTGTTGCGCTGGAGGGCCTTCATAGCAATTTGATTCGCTCTCTTGGCCGTCTCCGCCAGCTGTGCCTTGTCCTCGTTGAGCTTTGTCACGAGCACTCGCAGCTTCTTGACCTCAGCGACTGCAGCCTGAGCTTCCGGCGTGCTGTCATTATCGACGCCTTCAATGAGGGATTGGATCCCTCTGAGCGTCTTGACAGCTTCGGATTCCCCAATAGCCGCCTGTTTCTCCGCTTCTCGATCAATGCTGTTAATGCGTGCTTCGAGGAAGATCTCAACCTTCCTCTGGAGGTTAGCCTTTTCAACAACTACCTCCTCCATACAGACCTGCTTGGCCTTCGCCAGTCGTGCCTGGAGTGTTGCATCAGCCTCCGCCAAGCACTGGGCCTTGAACGCGGCCAGTTCTTTGGTGATTTCCTCAATCAGCTCCTGCGAACCACCGAGTTGCTTGAGGAGGTCTTTGATCTTATCCATGGGGCTGAATCTCCTGTGCACAACTATCGTAACTTTGCCTAGCAGTGACGTCTAAAATTAATTTTGCCGAGACTGGCACCTTCTATATACCTTAATTTATACATTCACATCACCAGATAGAAGACAGACATGAAAATAATCGCAGGAGCAGGAAAAGAGATACGTTATCACGGTAAATGGCAAGGTGCAGCCACAGTCAAACTGTTGACCGATCAGAAACAGCTAACCAAGATATTCGGCAAGCCACCGAAGAACAACCCACTCGGTAGGATGGTTGAAAGGATTATCGTACAGACAGAAACCGAAGACATAAAACTCCAGAAAAGAATTCTCAAGATAGTCGATGAACACTCAGGTGGTATAAAATTCTCCGAGCTACTAGTAGAAGTCCTACACCAAATCCTCTCCGAGAATAGCAGGCGAAAAACCAAGAAACCAACCCCAACTCCTGAATTACTCCTATACCTGTGTAGGAGACATCCACAGCTCAAAGTCCTTGAATATTCCTGGATCATGGGCAAGAACTTGTCCCGCGCAAAATGGTTCGTATATAGACCAAAATGAACATACTAACCGAACTCGTAAAACTAGTCAAAACCGAAGTAGAACGAGAATATATCATCGAAAGCCCCACAGGAAACTGTATAATTTCATCAGCGGTGCTACACAGAGTCTTAACTCTTTTGGGAATGAAATCCCAACCACTTAGCGTCAGAGTCATAGCCTACAACAAACCAATGATGGAACTGTTAAAGGAAGGGAAACATCCATTACCACAGACGGTCGAGGAAATGGACAAAATTGGCGGCTGGAGCGTTGGAGTCGGCTATGGTGATCCAAATCCAGGATGCTGGCCCGGACATCTAGCCGTAAGAGTCGGAAACACTCTGATAGACATCACCATTGATACAGCCTCCAGACCGAATAAGAACATGGTGATAAACGAACCACTGATCTCAATAGGAGTATCAGAGGATTTCTTCACAGGTAAGGAAGATCTATGGCTAACCGATGAAAATGGTATTCTTTTGATCTACCGAGCCTTCCCAGATGATGACAGCTATAAGGTTAGCCCCAACTGGTGCGGCAAGAAACACGCACCTGTAAAAGACATGATCGTGGAAAGGATCATATGGCGCTGGTCAAGGATGCTAAAGAGAAATTTTATTAAGAAATGACCTAAATATAATCATTGGAGGAGGCAATATGGAAGTTGAAAGTATTGACGACCTCACTTTAGAGAAAATGAAGGATGCAATCGATGAACTTGATCCTGATTGGAACAGGAATAATATAAATTTCTTAACTATCTTGGTGTTTCTGACTGCTGTTAAAGTTGGAATTGATATAGATAAAGTGTCGCAGTTTATTGGACGTCAAGGTGTTAAGGATAAGATTATTCGTGATATTTTTAAGAGGATGGAAGAATATGGTATTGTTGTTACCACAGAGGACGGTGGTAAGGGTTTTGCTGTTGAGTGGTTCAATGACGAGGATATGTGTGTATCTCTGATTCTAGATATGATGACGGTAAATGGCCAGTTGACACGTAGGGTAGTAGATGGAAAGTTTGTGTATTCTAAGACTGAACATTTTGGGTTGCGCTGGCGTAATTATAACTGGAAGTTAAAAGATACTGTCGGTGCTGCCCGCTAAAGATAGGTGGAGGTGGGCCATGGCTCCATTCATATGTCCAAGATGTGGCTACAACATAACATGCAACTGTAGTCCATACAATGGTGGATGTCAGCCAGTCCCGGCTACCGTTCTACCCTACAGAGGACCACCACCAATAATATATTATGACTGTTGGAGCGACGTCAACATCAAATACCTGTTTGGTGACAACTGGTCTAATGTCTCCAAATGGTTGAAGGAAGAACTCAAACCAAGACAGTTCTTACTGACCAGCAAGCTAATCAGTTGGCTAGCCAAAGCCCTGATCGGGGGACAAAAATGAAGAAAGTCTTCGTATCAGGCTGCTATGATATCCTACACGGAGGGCACGTTGAATTCTTCCTACAGGCAAAAGCCCTCGGAGATTATCTCATTGTATCTGTGGCATCTGACGAAGTTCTCTGGAAACACAAACACCGCAGACCCTCAATACCACTACAGCACAAGATCCATCTCCTCAAATCACTAAACATGGTCAACGAGGTTGTAATAGGGAAAGATCCAGAACTAGGATTCGATTTCAAATGTGAATTACTAAGAATAAGACCAGATATCCTAGCAGTCACTGAAGACGACAGATATGGCGAGGAAAAGAAAGAATTATGTAAACAGCATAATATCAATTACGTCGTATTACCGAAGACATTGAACTACGAAAAAATCAGCACCTCACAGATTGTCAAATGGGTAAAAGCACCAAGCCATGTACCTCTTAGGATCGACTTTGCGGGAGGATGGCTAGATGTCCCAAAATATGCAATAGAGGGAGGCTATATCGTAAATTGTGCAATCTCGCCTCTGGTTTCAGTTGAAGAATGGCCATATAGGATCGGCAGCGGGCTTGGAGGGTCAGCCGCATTTTCAATTCTCAGCGGGAATGATGGTGTAGACTCAGAATTGAAGCTAGGTGTCGGCTGGCAGGACCCAGCTATCATCCACGAAACTGGATTATGCGTCTGGCGCTCAGGTCCGAGACCTGTATTAGAATTTAAGGTAAATCCAGAATTCTTGAAGGAGAAAATGGCAATCCTCTGGACACAGCAAACACACGTTACACCAGATCTTGTTGATCTCAAACGGAACTATTCACTCATACACAGGGCTGGTATACTTGCACGAGATGCAGTCAAAACACAATGCTTAACGATGCTAGCCGCAGCCATCAACATGTCCTACGATGCTCAACTTGAAGAGGAAATGATCTCACTGCCTACATTTGGTGAGATTGCCAGAAAATACTGTGGCGGTGGACATGGTGGATATGCAGTTTATCTCTTCAAAGAGAGACCGACTCTAAGAGATGGTCTTGAATTCGTAGAACCTTATCTGCGTACGTCATTTTGAAAATCTACGGTCTTATCCCCCAAACATCCTGCTAACTGCTTGCAGAAGAAGCTTCTCACGCATTTCACGAAGCTGTTTCGGAGATACGCGCCGCTGGAGCGACTCATTCAGGCGCTTCAGCTTGGCATCCCTGACCGAAGGCTCAGCAACAGCATCAAAGGTAACAATAGCATATCCAGGCTGGACTTCGTAGCAGTCCTCGCCTTCATGCATCACAATCTCCATGTCACCCACGCCACGTGAAGAGACTCCAACCTGAATGCCACGGTCAATATAGCAAGACAAGAGGCTTCCACACGGGCTGCGATCATCATTAATCACTTCAATCTTGCCGTATACAATCTTACCATCCATCCAAAGACGAGTGATAAGATGAGAGACGCGATCCATGTGAATCTTGGCATCTGTGGGGTGGTCGAATTCTCCCATTGTACCACGTGCTTTGATGCTTTCTTGCATCTGGTCAACTGCTTCCTTCAGGACCTTATATGGGTAGATTCGGCCATTGGCGTTTTTCTCATCAGCTTTCTGGAAGATGCCGGTGAGTTCGAGTACAGGAGTTTTCTTGCCATTCACGCTCTCGCGTAGAATAGACTGTTTCTGGGTGATCTTGAGTGGCATCGAGTCTTGGATAAGTTGAGCGCCTTCTGGGATATCACCAGTCTGGGCGATATATTCGCGATCCAATTGGAGTTTTCGTGCGCCTAGTTCAGCAATTGGCATGGTATTCCTCCTGTGCTGTAAATATTTTTGCACATGAGGAGAACGGTTGAGCCTAGATTAACCAATACCTTGCGGATTTGGGATCTTGATACCCTTCTTCTCAATAGCAGCTATGAAATCATTGGCATACTTACAGGCAACGCAACTTTTATACATCTTCTCTACATCCACAGGTGATATACCACCAGTATTGATAGCATTAGCAACTTCTTCCCATAGTCTCTTGAAATCAGCGAACGACTTTTCATAGGGGCCAATACCTGTCCAGAATTCTTTACTGTCAGCCCTAAGAACGCAACATCCAGTCTTAGTCTGTTCATTTAGTACCACGAATATATTATTCGATGGAAAGCCCATCCGGATAAGTGCTCTGTGCACTCCAATGCACCCCCGCATTGTTGGATGGATAGTGATTATGTTCATCAGTCATCCCTAGTTTTAAGTACAGCTACGTTAGATGATTCTGGTTCTATCACCAATTGCCCAAATGTGGTCACTTTTATCTGTTCACGATCATCGTCATCCCTAGTTGGAACCTCTATAGAAATGTGTGATCCGTCTGCGAATTCAAATCGGATGGTTGATCCAGGCTTCACTTCAATGTTCTTACTTTCGTCTAGCAGGTCTTCTATGATAGTCTTCATGTTCTGATAATATCTACGTCCAGGACCTAATACAACTTGGGCCTCCTAAGGGAGGCCCAAGCTTGGCTCTCGCGACAGACTGCCAGCTGTCACTTGCCTACTGGTCTAGCTGGTGCATCGCCCGACTTGCCATCGCTCTTCTTGAACTTTGGCTTCGGGTTCATCTCTTTCCCACTCTTGGGTTCAATCCCCTCACCGCCATCCTTGCGAGCGGCCTTCTCGCTGGTGTAATCTTCACCCTGAGGAGTAGTGACATCCTCATCCTCCTTCACGGTCTCACCAGCCTCTTCAGCTTCTTCTCCGGCCTCTTCCTTCTTACCCTTATCACCCTTCTTCTTGAACTGGAATTCCTTGGGAGGAGCACGGCGCTCTTCGATGCTCTGACCTTCAGCCGTCCTGGACTCTTCCTCTACTTCCGCCTCTTCCTCTTCTTCCTCTTCCTCTTCCTCACCTTCCTTCTTTTCTTTCTTACTGATCTTCAGCTTGAACTTGCGACCATCGCTAGTGACACCCTTGATCTTCTTTTCCGTAATGGGGGCACCCTCGGCACCAGCATCCTCATTCTTAGGACAGGTGCACTCAGTCTTGCCACATTTCTCGCAGGGGCAGGTGCATTCCTCCTTGCCGCACTTCTCACATGCCTTCTTCCCCATGCATCCAGCACCGCCCTTTATGCCGCCTTCAGGCTTATCCCCTTCAGGTTCCTCTTCCTCTTTCTCTTCAATGTCAGCACCGCCCTTGATACCGCCTTCACCCTCTGCGGCCTCTTCCTCTTCTTCCTCCTCTTCCTCTTCGGCTTCACCAGCACCTTCACCACCGAATTCAGGGGGAGGCCCACCAGCACCCGGTTCCTCAATAGGAGGTCCACCGGCACCCGGTTCCTCAATCGGAGGCCCACCAGCGCCTGGCTCTTCCTCCATACCAGCCCCAATCTCCTCAGGACCGATATCACCCGGAGGACCGCCAACTGGCGGCTCACCCTCAGCGCCAGGCTCACCCACCGGCACCTCTGGACCACCAACATCAGCACCGGCAACGATATCGCCAGGCTCCTGAGCCATAGCATCAGCAATGCCAGCCACAACCTGGTCAATCGGACGCTCGGTGTTGAACGTCACATCATTCAACCCCTCACCAGGCTCAGTGCTAGTGACCTGAATCTGAGTACCCTCACTAATCTCCTTGCCTTCCCGGAGCTTCGGGCTAACCGCAGTCTTCTTCAAACCAATCGGGCGCATCCCCTGATTGGCAGGCTGACGCAGTTCGGCAACACCCTTACCTTCCTGCCCCTCCATCCCATCCTTCTTGCCGCCAGCCTTAGCGCCATCACTCTGCTGGGAAGAAATAGCAGCCACACCCTTACCATCACTGATCCGGTCCATGCGCTGCTTACCACCCACCGAACCGGACTGGGCCGTTGTACCACCGCCGCGACCATCACTCTTACCCAGAGTAGTAGCAGCCACACCCTTGCCATCACTGACCCGATCCATCTTGTGACCGCAACCCTTGATCTCTTCGACCGAAAGCATTTCCAGAAGCTGTGCACCCATATCCGCACCACACTCAGGGCAGAGGGCACCACTCTCAGTCATGCAAGAAGCAGGCTCAAAGTGACCGTGGCACTCAGGGCAAATTGCATTGCCAGCAGAGTCCATTGACTCACACTTGGTAGGAGGGGCAACCTTCTTGTCGCTGATCTTCTGCCCGCTACCCTTCAGGATGGCACTGGAATGGCCGTAGTCGGAAACATTCTGATCCTTCTCACCGGCCTTGCCCATTGCACAATTCTTGCCCTGGATCTTCTGCATGCCCAGGCCACCAGTCGAAGTACCGCCCTTCTTGGCCTCCATACCCTCATCGCGTGCTTCGTGCAGGCCGTAGTTGCGGTTGATCTTGATGTCCCGTGTCGCCTCGTAATGGTAAGGCTCAACCTCCACGTCCTTCAGTGGAGTATTCTCGGCCAGGAGCTTATTGAAGCCAGTGGCCAGGTCACTCTCCTTGAGGAGATTGGCACGCTTGATGCAAGCCTTGAGATGGGCAGTGCAACTTTCGACGCCATCTTCAGCAAAGAACCTTTCGCCGTTCTTCTGCCATTCGAGCAGTTCAGACTTGAGGTCCTTAGCTTCCAGTTGGGCGATGCCCTTGGACTCAGTGACCACCTTACCGGGGGCCTTCTTGCCTTCAACGGGGATCTCTTCCTCACCCGGAGGAGGTTCCTCTCCCTCACCAGGAGCAGCAGCTTCCTCGGCACCAGGCTCTTCAGCCTCACCAAGCGGAAGGGCTGGGCCAGCACCACCGCCTCCACCGATCATTTCTTCGCCTTCACCCGGCTCACCAGCCAAATTCTGAGCACCAAATTCCTCAGGAGGAGTAGCCTTCGGCTGCGGGACCTGATCGTAATCCTTCAGATCGGACAGGTTCTTCAGGAGGCCCTCACTGACGGAAGCAACCAGTTCCTCAACCTCCATGAGAGTGGCATCGTCTGGCTCATTGCCGATATTCTCAAGGCGGGTGATGTAATTGTCCAGAGAACTGGCGAGATCGGCATCCTTCTCACTGCCGGTCAGAATGTTCTTCATGTCCTTCAACGCTGCCAGATAAATCTTGGCCTTGGCCTCCTGCGTGGAGACATCCTCGTTGAAGACCATGTGCAGGAATGACTGGTAATCAGCCTCAAACAGCTTGGACTCGCCCAACATTCGGACATTCTCCACGAGCGGAGCATATTCCGAGCGACGAGCGGTCTCTTGCCACTCTTCGATGATTGCGTTGTAGTTGACGCGGCAGTTGGTCCTGTACAGGAGCCTGCCAACATCGTCAGCCAATGTTGCATTCATGCAACCGATAGTGGCGAGAGCGTTGTTGGCGAGTTCCTGCATTTCACGCAGGTCGAGCATGCAGAACTGCTGCTCTTCCATGAGGAACTCGGCGGAATTTTGCACAGCTTCCTCAACCTTATCTTGCGAGATGAGGGCTGCGATGTCGTGAACACGGGCCTGGAAGCCTTCATACTTATAGGCATTCTTGGCCTGTTCCTTGAGGAAGCGGGCGACCACCCGGCGACGGGTCATCTCACTGATCGGGATCATGACCGGCTTGTCAGAATAGATTGCCTCAACGATCCGACCACGGGTGACTTTCACACCATCTTTCACTATGTCGCGGATGGCGTTGACGATCTCCAGTTTGGTGCCTTCATCTAGGACTGAGCTGGCGACATGAATGCGGCGGATGGTGCGGTCACGAGTAGTGACCAGGCCGTTCTCAGGGATCACGCAAGAGCGGAAGCGCTGGGCTGCGATACGGTTGAAAATGTCGTCAGCCTGCTTGGTGTTGTCTTCGTTGATTGCATCAACCAGTTCGGCAAGGTTCTTTCTGAAGAGTCCTTCTTTCTTGGACTCGACCACCCGAATTTGGCGGATGTTGTCTATCTTAACCCGCTTCGGGCCACCATTCCGGCTGATCTTCGAAATGTCAGCCACGTAGTAGATGTTGCTACCAACATCCTCGAAGAGGAGTTGAGCGCTGTCCAGTGACACTAACCTCCAATGCTGACCGACTTCTTCGCCAAGCTTGGCGATGCGTTCAGCAAAGAGGGTGACCTGGCTCTGAGCGCCGACGTTGATCATGTGCAGAAACTTGCCAGCATCCATCTCGACTACGGATGTAGGCTGTTGTTTCTGATTTGTGATCGTGTTGCTCATGTGCGATCCCCTGTAAATGGTGGTCTCCAGACCAGTCCCAGTACCTAAGAAACATTCATGATAAATTTGACGCCAAACTTAATTTGTAACACCAGTAGGACCTTCCATCAAAAGCGCTGGCTTCTTCGCAATTTCAGCCACCTCAACAGATAAATCACCCTCAACACCCTCTGACTCAACCTCAGTAGACTCACCACCCTCTAATAGCAGCTCCGTTTCACGCTTAACTTCCTCAATCACAGCCTTGTCAATACTAACTGGGACAATCTCCGCATCCTTCTTACTAAGACCATCCAATTCCTTACTATTGACAAACCAGTTCACAGAAGCATTCGGTGAATTTCCTGGAAAGCGCTCAAAGCCCTCACTCGTATCCAACGTCAACTTTCTAGAAGCACTCAGACGCTTCTCAAACGCAGCATACTCCAACATCAACCTGCGTTCATCTGGGTCAGTGCTCTCAGCAACTGGAGGTGCTGCAGACTCTGCCTTCTGCCTCTCCAACTCAGCAATCTCATCCTCAGTCATATCAGTGAATCTCTGCAAGATCCACCGATCAGTGAACATCTTCGTATCCTTCAGAGCCGACATCACATCGGCACGAGTATTCCAAGTCTCAATCCTATACAGCTCATCAATAGCAGAAGCTGCAGTCATCGAAAGATCGAAAGACTTAATCTCATCAATACTATGGCCACGCAGTGCCAAATGCACGATAACCAGCTTCTTCAGACCCATAATAGCTTCACGCTGCACCCACTGGATATTCTTAGCAAATTCAGGGGAGACAGAAGCCAAGGACTTACCATCACTTTCAGATTGCTCGCCAATACCGAGACGACTAAACGGGATCTTCAACCCAGCAACCATCTTCTTCTTGAAATATTCGATATCGGCAATAGCATCAAGATTCTCAGCACCAGGCAGAGTATCAACTGTAGGACCAGTTCCATCAGCGCGTTTCGGTAGCCAGAAATCGTCCTCTTGGATCAGAGGACTGTAACGTTCATTGACCTGACCAGTAGCCGGGTCAACGAATTTATACTTCTTCATTTGTCTGGCAATCAGCTCAATATATTGCGGAACTTGCTGCGGTGACAAATTACCAACCGGTATGCTAAATATTCTTTTCTCAGGTGCCCTAGTGATCCTGTAGATCAGGGCCGCATCTTCCATCAATCTCAATCGTTTGAAATCCTTACGACCACCATCTAGCACACTGCGACCATAAGGATGGTATTGAGATTCAAATGTGGTCAAGCGCATATGAATAACCTGCCATGGATGCAGGAAGATAGGACCACCTGAACCTGGATCTTGATAATAGAAACCAATTAAGTCACCGAATTTGGTCTGCACTCGCGTGAAGTTATAAACATTCATGAAGCGGAATGAGGAAACGCCGTCTCGATTTGCGGTTGGGACGATCTCAGCAGGAAAGCAACCATACTTGCAGAGATACCTGATCATGGGTCTGATTTCACGATCTATAAGAACGGTGTTGTATAAGAAGTCTTCAATTGTTTCTTTCAGGCGCTTGTTTTTGGCTCTTACTATTATTGAGTGTTTTCGTTCTGAATCTACCAGTGAACTTTCATCGGCATACATGTCGAGTGCTAGTGATACTTCGCCGACTTCATCCATCATGTCGTAGTCTTTATAGCGCTCTAATCTATTTATCTGGAGATTTGTCTGTTCGAGTAATGACCCTTGATTGGATAGATTTATGAAATCACCACCAGCAACAATCCTATCTAGAATTCCCTGATCTTGATAAATATTATCTGTACGATATATATTGGCTTTTCGGGCAAATGCTCTAATTCTGTCCCATATTTGCCAGTTGAGAGGCATAGCTGGTCTCCGTCTTCTATCTATTTTTGATGAATTTCTTTAAAGGAGGGGTGTGAACCTTCTTATATCCGTATTGTATGGCGAATTCTGCTTCTTTCAAGTGTAACGATTTGGCTCTATTATAAAGAGTCTTCTTGTGCATTATCCAGCCCTCATCATTCATATAAAAATATGATGGTTTAGTTTCTCCTACAAAACTCCAATTAGCCGCCAGATAGATTGTCCCATCATGACCGGCAGATGGATCAGAATAACTGATTAGATGTGTAATGTGACGTGGAATAAAATTAATAGACCTTGATAAGAAATGAGACGCAAGATTTGGTATATGATAACTAGGATGAATCAAAAATCTGGTCAATTCATAAACTTCTTTTGATGAGCAGATATTAATATAACTCTCTTTTCTAGTAGGATGGGCAAATATCGCAGCGCAGATCAATTGCTCATTGTAAAAACCACCTACAGCCATACCACAGCGACCAGCTGATCCTAAATAATGATAATTACCAAAAAATTCATTGAGTTGTTTTCTATCAGTAATAGTGCTATAATTAATTTGTGATAAATCAAGACGCACAAATTGTGGTATCTCATTACCGACAAAACGTG